ATGAGTTGTTTAAGCCCTACTTTTATACCAGTTCCAGCGAATAAAGATGGTGTTAAGAAGTTAGTTGAAAATCCTATTACTCATAAGTTGGAGTATGGAATGTTAGTTCCGTGTGGTAAGTGTATTCCTTGCAAGGTGCAGAAAGCCCGTGAGTGGTCTATGCGTTGTATGCTTGAGTTGCCTTATTGGTATGACGCTGATTTTGTAACTTTGACTTATGATGATGAGCATTTGCCTGAAAATGGTTCTTTAGTTAAGAAAGATTTGACTGATTTTTTTAAGCGTTTGCGGAGAGATTTGGAGCCTCTTAATATTAAGTATTTTGCTTGTGGTGAGTATGGAGAGAATACAATGCGTCCGCATTATCACGCTATTATTTTTGGTGTAGGTCTTTCGGAGCGTGAGAACAAGTCTTTAGGTTGCTTTTATTCTGATAATAATTTAATTGAGAATAATTGGCCTTATGGTAATGTTTTTAATGGTCAGGTTACTCCTAACAGTTGCCGATATTGTGCGGAATATGTTTTCAAGAAGTATAACGGCAAGAAGAAGATTGAAGTTTATGACAATTTAGGATTACAACAACCTTTTCAAGTACAGTCGAATGGAATTGGCAAGCGTTATTTAGACGAGAATATGAATGATTTATTTCAGCGTGGCTATGTTCTTTATCACGGAAAGCCTTATAGTTTTCCTAGGTATTTCGCCGATAAATTGAAGAGCAATGACCCACAAAGATATAAAGATTGTCTAGATAATATTAAAGTTGGTAGTTATGAAGATTTTTGCGAAGATGTCAAGGAAAGTGAGATGATGTCGCAATATGATTTAATGCAATTTTACAAGACTAAAAAAGATCGTGAGAAAGCAATTCACGAAGATTATAAGTCTAAATTTTATTCAAATAGGAAGTGAGAAAATGAAAATTTATTGTATGTATGATACTAGAGCTGGTGAATATGTTGGAAGTCCTTTTGCTTGTCCGTCTGATGCTGAAGCTTCAATGGGTTTTAATAAGCAAAAGTTGCATCCTAGTATAGTACTTAGGAAAGTTGGTTCTTTTACTCCTGAAGAGCAATCGTGTATTTCTGCTATAACTGTAGAAGAAGTTGCTTGTAATGCTTATGAGGTAGATAATGAGTAGTATTTTTAGTTCTGTTGAAACTTTGGTTACTCCTAGAAGTAGATTTCATTTCAAAAAAACTCAGCGGACTACATATAATTATGGCAAGTTGTATCCTGCTTTTGCTCGTGTGGTTCAGCCGTCTGAAACTGTGCGAATAGGTATGCAAACGATGATTAAGGTACAACCTATGGTTGCTCCTAGTATGACACCGCAAAGAATGGATACTTATTTTTTTTATGTGCCGTTTCGGTTGCTTGATGATGATTTTGAAGAAGGATATACGGGAGTCCATAATTCTGACGGAGTAGGTTATTCTAAAGGTGAAGCGTTTAATTATCAGTTTCCTTTATGGTCGCCTACTTCTGATGATTTGAAAGTTGGTTCTCTTTGGGATTATTTCGGATTGCCTATAAATGTCAAAGATTATCTTTCAATTACTCCTTATGACCCTAGCGATACGCATACGGATTATTCTGATGTGTTTTATGACAATACAAATGTCAAGGGAATTGAACCGACTGCTTATCTTAGACGAGCTTATAATTTGATTTATAATACGATGTTTAGAGATGAGAATTTATGTGACGAAGTGGATTTGGACGACATAGATTTGAAGTATCGTGCTTATAGGCCCGATTATTTTACTAAGTCTTTGCCGTTTCCTTATAAGCCTACTGATATAGATTTTGCCTTGCCGTTTAGTTTGAGTGGTTTTGGTAATATACCTTTTCGTACTGATTATTATGATTTGTATAGTGGCGATGGTGGTTATGAAACTTTTTTTGATCCTTTCGTTTTGCGATTGCATCAACACGATTTGGGATCTGATAGTTTATTTTATAATGATGGTAGTACTCTTGAGAGTAGTTATTTGAGCCATAATTTAATGCTTCTTCGTGATAGCGATAATAACCTTGATGGTGTTTATACTCGTTTTAATACAAAGCGTGCGTCTGATAATACTTTTTCTCATCAAATGGATGTTGGTATTGGTAAGTATCAGAATAATGCTGATAATGGCGAAGCCGTTTATAAAGGTCGTACTGTTACTTTTTTGCGTGGTTCGAATGTTGCCGATTATTTAAATGTGTCTTCTTCGTCTATTTCAGAGATTAGAAACGCTTTTCAGTTATTGAAAGAGAGTGAGCGGACTTCTAGAACTGGTTCTCGTTATGATGAATATATTAAGGGTCATTTTAGTGAGTTTATCGGTGATGCTCGCGTTCAGTTGCCTGAATTTGTAGGCGGTTTTAAAACTCCTATTCTTGTAGGTGATAGTATACAATCTAGTGCCACTGCTAGTGGAACGACTGCTCAGGGTAATCGTGTTGGTGTCGGTAATGCCGTTGGCGGTGATAGGACTAGGTTTTTTCATTGTCCTGAAGCTGGTTTGATTATTGGTATATCGTCAATTCTTCCACAGTCTGAATATATGCAAGGTATGGATAGAAGTTATGTGATACACGACAGATTGGACTTTGTGCATCCTGAGTTTTGTTGTCTTTCGGAGCGTGAAGTTTATACTGGTGAGTTGGTGGTTAGTAATTCTAGTAATGATACTACAGCTGAAGCGCATAATTTGTCTATTTTTGGTTTTCAAGGTATCTATAATGAGCATAGGACTGGAACTAATCAGACTACTGGACAGATGCGTACTCTTTATCAGTATTGGCATCAGACACGAATTTTTGACCCGTCTGAAAGTTCTGAAGATAGTAAGCCTGTTACAAGGTTGAATTCTGATTTTGTGGAAGCTTCTGAAGTGTCTTTTAGGTGTTTTGCGAATACTAATAGAAAGTATGACCCTTTTATGGTTTTGAATGTTTTTGATGTTGATACTATTATGCCGATTACTAAGCGTGCTATCCCTGGTCTTATTGACCATTTTTAGGAGTGATTAAATGGCTGTTGAGAGTAAAATTATGCGTGGTTGTTGTGATGTTTTTGATGTTTCTGCTCATTATCCTTATGAACAGAATGTAGGTGATTATTTAGTTGAGCTTGGAACTTATTTACCTTTGCGTAAGCAACTTGAAGATTTGAAGCGTGCTGGTGTGGATTTGAGAGCTCAGCGTGAAGCAAATAGTTTGTATCAAGCTGGTGAAACTATAGATCTTACGCAAGAGTATGTAGATCCTTTGCAAGTTGATGAGTTTGATTTGGACGCTAAGCGTGAGCTTTATTATCGTATGATTGTAGAGCAAGAGCAAGCACGAAAGAGTGAACGAAAAAGGCGTGAAGCGGAGTTTGCGGAGTTCCAGAAGCAGAAAGCACAAGAGAGTGCTAAAAAGTCGGTTGATACAACGGAAGTTGATAGTCAATAGTTGCCTTAGTCCTAGAGTAATCTAGGACTTTTTTTTTGAGTTTTCTACAAGTTTTCCATAATTTTGAACGATACGCGCGAATTAAACGCGCGTAAAGAGTTTGAAATTGTGGTAAACTTTGTTGTAAACTCGTATTCGCTATATTGTTCTTGATGTTAATATAGCGGAATGACACGAAATGAATGAAAATTTCGTGCAGATTAGTTAACAGACTTTTCCACAGTGTTTTCACACGATTTCAACAAGTTTTCAACAAATGTTTGATACAATATAATTCAGTGCCATTGATTGGCACTCTAAAATCTCTATTTTTACAGTACATAGTAATAGTGTCGCATTGTGTGATACATTAAAAAATACAGATGTATAGCTATTTTTTTGTTGACAGAATATGCATTATCGGTAGTATAGATATATAAGTTGGTTTATTACGAAGTAATAAAAATAGTAGTAGTAAAATACCTTTAAGGCGTACTATATTTTCAAGGAGTTGAAAAATGACTTACAATGAATTTTCTGTACGACAAAGACAAATTAAGGAAAAAGAGAATGGCTGATTATGGCCTTAAAATGCCAACTTTATCAAATATAGGAGAATGGACTTTGGATGCTTCGACTGGTTATGAGCCTGTGTCTATGTTTGTTTCGGCTGCTGCTGATTTGGCTAATTTTGGATATAATGTTTTTCAGAATGAAAGAGCGTGGAAGTATCAAAAAGAGTTGAACGCTCAAGCTCAGCAAAATTATGAAGATCAGTTTCAATTTCAGAAAGATGTTTGGAATGAAACAAAAGAAAGAGAAGATACTGCTATTTCTAGGCGTGTTGCTGATATGCAAGCCGCTGGATTGAATCCGGTTATGGCTACTGGAGCGAGTGCAAGCGGTACAAGTACAGTTTCACAACCTACTTTTAATAATGGTGCCGTTCATATGACTTCTATGAGTGCTTATGAGAAAGCGATGCAAACAATGCAATTAAAACTACAAGCTCAGTTACAGAGTGCTGAAGTTGCAAATCTTGCTTCTCAAGCTAATAAGAATAATGCAGAAGCCCGTAGGGCGAATATTGAAGCGGACGATGTTGAAGCGACTAGAGAGCATAGAATTACAAGATTGGTTGATGAGCATAGATTATCTGAAGTTCAAGCCCGTCAAGTCGTTGCTTATACTAATAAACTTTATCAGGACACTGCAACGGCTCAAGCTCTTGAGAAGTTATATGATGCCGATGTTTCAGAAAAAGAGATACAGAACGCTCTGCATACTGTAGAATTGGAGATACTTAAAGATACCGCTCCTGATAAAAAAGCGTTGGTTCACGAAGAAGTTTTGAAAACGCAAGAGCAAATTAAGAACAGTAAGAACGAAAGGCGTAATAGAACGGCTAAAGAAGTCCGCTCGTGGATCGATATGCTTTTGGCAAATTGTGCTCGTGCTGGTGCTTTGGCTTTAGATTTAGTTCATTAACAGGAGGTTTTCTATGAGTAGACGACATAGACGGCATCGCTCGAAGCGTATTCGTCATATCCGTGTATCTCGTGGCGGTAGACGATT